AGATGCGGCGCAACGCCTACGGATTCGAGATCGACAAGACGTTCTACCGAAGGGCGAAGGATGAAATGCTGACATCCTTTGAGATCGACCAGATGAACATACTCGACATCGAAGCCGCCGGAAGGCGAGACGCCCGGCAGCAGATGAAAATGGAATACTGAGCGAGGTGATGGATGTGGAAGGCAAGAAGCCGACCAACCCGGTCAAGGCGATCAGGGAATTCTGCCTTGGCTGCGTCGGCAACAGCAGCAACGAGGTAAAGATGTGCCCCAGCGTGAAGTGTCCGCTGTATCCCTTCCGCTTCGGGAAGAATCCGTACAGGACAAAGCGGGAGATGTCGGAGGAGCAGCGCGAGGCGGCGGCGGAGCGCTTGAGGAAGGCGCGGGAGGAGGCGAGAAAGGCATGATGTACGACAATCCGCGCCCGTGCATCGTAAACGGGAGCCGCGCCCTGTTCCACGGATGGGCTGAGGTGGAAAAACCGAACATTGAGAACGGGAAGCAGGTCGGCGAATGGAAGAACACCGTGGCGGTAATCGAGTATCAGAACGGCGACGTGCAGCCGGTCAATATCGCCTGTGTGCGCTTCCTGGATGGCGCGGAAGTATTCAGCCGGTACGATTGGAGTGGTATCAGTGAGGATTATTCAACACGGCGACCCAAGCAGGTCGAAAACAATCCGACGTTTCGAATGTCAGGTATGCGGGTGCATATGGGAGGCCAATGCCGCCGAATATCGCAAGATTCCAGCCATTCTGTCCCTCGGAATTCCGATCCAGTATGATCTTATTTGCAAATGCCCGTGCTGCTGTTTTGAAGTGGTGCAGAAGGAGAATGTCGAAGGAGGTGAAATCCATGCGGCTGATTGACGCGGATGAATTTGAGGTTATCTCGTGGAGCGCACAAGGGCAGCGCGGCGATTATGCGCGTGGGTATGATGATGGCATACAGTTTATGGCGGAGAAGATCGACAAGGCACCCACCATCGAGGCCGAGCCGGTGATCAACGCCGTGTGGCAGTATTACATGAACGACGAAGGCAAGGCCCGCTGGCGCTGTGGCAACTGCGGCAGGATATGCCGGCGGGATCCCCACGACAAGCTGCGCTGCTCGACCTGCGGAGCGCACATGACAAAGGAGGCGTGATATGCCGGCGGTATCGGAATACGCAAAGGAGAAGCACCGCCAGCAGGGCCGCGAGGATTACGCATGGTACAAGGCGGGCGGCATGTGCCCGAAGTGCAAGAAGCGGTATGGCGCTCCCGGACACGTATACTGCGAGAAGTGCCTTGCCGTCAAGCGCAGAGAGCAGGAGAAATTCAGAGGCGCGTACAACGCCGCCCACTGCAAGGAGCGGCGGGAACGCCTGAAGGCCCTCGGCCTGTGCGTGAGATGCGGAAAACCGGCAGTGAAGGATCGCGTTCTGTGCGTGAGCTGCGCCCGCAAGAACTCGGAGGCGCAGCAGGTGCGGAAGATGAAAAAACGACTGGAGAAGGAGCTGCACAATGGCTGAACTGACGCACTGGTGCATGGACTGCCCATACTCGACATTCCTCGGCGATCGATTCTCCTGCCCGTTCGTGGAGGGCAGCTGCATCCGATTGCCGGACACGATGGACAACCCGGATCCAAGCCTGGTATACGGATTCGATTTCAGGCTGGCATACGCTGAAGAACGGATAAGGAGGCGCAAGGATGAGCTCAACAAGAAGCTGGATGAAGACGACAGTGGAGCAGTACGGGGCGGAGTACGTGTTTCGCCAGATGGCCGAGGAAGCCGCCGAGCTGTGCCATGCCGCGCTGAAGATGGTGCGCGTGATGAACAACGAAACGCCGGTACGATGGGAGATCGCCCAGGCGCATCTGCTGGAGGAGATGGCCGACGTGCGCGTCATGTGGGACATGATCGACAAGGCCGTGCTGAATGATGATGCCAGTCAGAAGATGTGGGATATCATGTGGAAGAAGGCGGACAGGATGCAGGAGCGTATGCTCGAGGGCGATCAGACCGGCGATGACTCTTGACAAATCCTGTCAAAACTTCCGATTTGGGGTCTATTCGCTTCCTTTTGACTTCCTTGACAGGTATAGTATACTGGAAGCGTGAAAAGTTGCAAGCCGCGCAACTGACACAGGCGCTGCCGAAAGGCGGCGCTTTTCTTTTCCTGATTCTGATTCCCATGCCAGATATCAATCTGGCGATCCGGTCCGCGCATACTCCTGGCGCGGATGATCGGAGCGGGTCGACCTTGCAGGCTCCGCAGCCGATGCCGGACGCGAAAAGGAGCGCACCCCATGGCACAGATCGAACGCAAGTACATAGAGATGGACATAGCCGATCTCGTTCCATACGACCGCAATCCGCGCATCAACGATGATGCCGTGGACAGCGTCGCGGAGAGCATGGAACAGGTCGGCTATATCACGCCCATCGTGATCGACGAAAACCGGCTGATTCTCGCCGGTGAGACGCGCTGCAAGGCTCTGAAGAAGCGGCACGTGAAGCGCGACAAGGTATTACAGGTATTCGGGCTGACCGAAGCGCAGAAGAAGAAATACCGGCTCCTGGACAACAAGGTCGGCGAGATCGCCGAGTGGGACTATGATCTCCTGATCGGAGAGCTGGAAGGGCTGGACTTCGGAGACTTTGACTTCGGCTTTGATGACCTGCTGGCGGAGCTGCCCGATGCCGGACGCGACGAGACCGCCGACGAATCCGACGGCGACACGCCCGAGCCATTGAGCACAGCCATCGAGGATGACTATGAGCCCGTCCTCCCCGATGAGCCCAAGGCCAAGTACGGCGACATCTTCCGGCTGGGCCGTCACCGCCTGATGTGTGGCGACAGCACAAAGCCGCGCGATGTCGAAAAGCTGATGGACGGGGCGCAGGCCGACATGCTGCTGACCGACCCGCCATACAATGTGGATTACACCGGCGGCACCGGCATGACCATCATGAACGACAACATGGAGGACGCAGCGTTCAGGGAATTCCTCGCCAGCGCGTTCAGATGCGCGGATTCGGCGATGAAGCCCGGCGCGGCGTTTTACATTTGGCATGCGGACTCCGAAGGGTACAACTTCCGGGGCGCGTGTCACGACATCGGATGGCAGGTGCGGCAGTGCCTGATATGGAACAAGAACGCGCTCGTCCTCGGCCGGCAGGATTACCAGTGGAAGCATGAGCCGTGTCTCTACGGGTGGAAGGCCGGGGCCGCGCATGCGTGGCTGAACGACCGCAAGCAGACCACCGTCATGGACTTCAACAAGCCGGTGCGGTCGGAGATCCACCCGACCATGAAGCCCATCGCCCTGTTTGAATACCAGATTCACAACAGCGCCCCCGAGGATTCCATCGTGCTCGACCTGTTCGCCGGCAGCGGGACCACCATCATGGCCTGTGAGCAAAACGAGCGCAGCGCCTACTGCATGGAGCTGGATCCGCGATACGTCGACGCGATCATCGACAGGTGGGAAACGTTCACGGGCTCCAAGGCGGTGCTCGATCATGAGTGACCGCCTTACGCTGGGGAGCCTGTTCTCGGGCTCCGGCACCTTTGAGCTGGGCGGCATGATGGCCGGGATCCAGCCCATATGGAACAGCGAGATCGAACCCTTCCCCATCATGGTCACGCGCAGGCGCATGCCGCAGGTGAAACACTACGGCGACGTGTCCGCGCTGGACGGCGCGAAGCTGGAGCCGGTGGACGTGATCACATTCGGATCTCCGTGTCAGGATATGAGCGTGGCCGGTCGCCGCGCCGGTCTGGACGGGGAACGCTCCGGCCTGTTCCATCAGGCCATAAGAATCATCAGGGAAATGAGGGAAGCGACGCATGGAGAAAAGCCGCGATTCATCGTCTGGGAAAACGTCCCAGGCGCTTTTTCATCCAACGGAGGGCGGGACTTCAAGGCGGTGCTCGATGAAGTCATCCGCGTCAAAGAACCAGATGCCTCGGTGCCTACGCCTGATAAAGGGCGATGGCGACACGCCGACTTATTCCTGGGAGACGGATGGAGCGTGGCTTACAGAGTGCTCGACGCGCAATACTGGGGAGTCGCCCAGCGTCGCCGTCGCGTGTTCCTTGTCGCGGACTTTGGAAGCGAACGCGCCGGAGAAATACTCTTTGACCGCAAGGGCATGCCGGGGGATACTGGATCGCGCTGCGAAGCGCGGAAGGGAGATCCCGGAGCTGTTGAGGGTGGAGCTGGAGGCTGGCGCAGCTGGTGCCTGAACCCGCAGGCAGGCGGCGTCAACATCACCGAGGAACGGACGGACACGCTGCTGGCGCAGGATCATGGCAACCACCCTGCCGTGCTTGCCGCTGGTTTCAACACGGGCGACAGCGCAAGCGCGAGGAGCATCGGATATGCCGATGAAGTGTCGCCAACGATCCGCGCGGGCGCAGTCCCCGCGGCGCTGCTGATAGACCAGCAGCCATTCGGCATAGGTGCATACAACAGCCTCGCATGGTTATCCGATAATCCACGCGCAGGAATATATCTGGCGGACACAGCCCGCACGATCGATCAGTCTGGCGGAAATCCGGCGGCGCAGCAAGGTGGCATTGCCATCGTCGAAACTTATGCCATGACGATGTGCAATTTCTTCCAGGCGGCGCGGGAAGTCTCGCCGGCGCTGATGGCTCGGGACTACAAGGATCCCATCGCCGTCACCGTACAGACAGAGCACCGTGTAAGACGCCTGACGCCTACAGAGTGCGGTCGGCTGCAGGGTTTTCCAGACGGGTGGTGCGTAGACCTCGGCACGGATAAACCCGATCCTGACGAGGTAAATTTCTGGCAGGAAGTTTTCGAGACCCACCGACGGCTGGTCACTCACTCGACGAAACCGAAGACCAGAGCGCAGATCATCAAATGGATTCAGCAGCCGTACAGCGACAGCGCGGAGTACAAGCTCTGGGGCAACGGATGCGCTCTCCCCTGTGTTTACTTTGTGATGGCTGGCATCGCAAAGGTAAACGCGTGAACAGCATCGACCAAGATAAATCCCATCCGGGATTTGTAAGAGCCCCGGCGCTTTGCCGAGGCTCTATTTTCTTTCGACCGACGGAACGTGCGCTACCCCACCATGGAAATACAAATGGGGTGGGCGACAAACGTGAAGCGGCGACGGCAATGGCTGTCGAACCGCAAAGAGAATGACGGATCGGCGCTCTGGAGGCGTCGCGGATAACCATCAAGCCTTTGGCTGGCGTTTTTCGAGCGCCGGCGGGAAACCAGGCCCCCTCCTCGAGCCGCCAGCCGGAAAAAAGGTACTGTTTCTTAACACAAAAAACGATCGCGCCCTCTGCGACCCCGATATTCGCGTAGTTTTGTGCCGGTTTTTGGCCATTTCGCTACGCTAAAAACGATCAAAAACACGTTTTTGTGATCAAACTTGCATATTATTGCAACTTTATTGCAATTACAGTTGCAAAGAATCAATAATCGTTCGCATAAAACTCGGGAGAATCGCAAGAATGTATTGATTCTCGCGATCCGGGTCGGTTTATCGCACTGTTATCATGAAAAACCCCTGTTTCGGCCCAGTCTATGGCAATATGGACGAAACTGAAGCGAAGGGAGAGAACACCATGATGAACCTTGCGAAGAAATACCGACTGCCGGAGACCGCGACGCCCGAGAGCCTTGAGATTCAGTTCTTTACCGACCTCGCCGTGTTCCTGACCTACGGCGATAAGATTCTCATGTCCGGCTATTACTTCAACGGGCGCGGCGCGGACAACCATTACGGCGCAGTATACACCTTCACGACCGACAACCACACCTGCGAGGGAGAAATCAGGCTGACAGCGATCAGCGATTCCTTCTTCCCGGATGACGGACACGCCATTGCCTGGGCGATGGCACAGTAAAGGCGCAACTTACAACCAGAAGGCACAACTTGCGAGTTGTGTCTTTTTCATTTGCGAAAGGAGCACCCGCATGGCGGATTTCAAAGTTACAGACGAAACGACCATCAGCACCACGGAGCTGGCGCGGGTGCTGGGCTTGAGCGTCCGGCGCATCCAGCAGATGGCGCAGGATGGCACCGTTCCCCCGGCGAAGAAGGGCCGCTTCCGTCTGAATGATTCGGTGCAGCGCTACATCACGTTCATCACCGGCAACCAGATGACCGAGGATGAGCAGAAGATGGAGAAGACGCGCAAGAGCGCCGAGGTACAGATCAAGGTGGCAAAGGCAGCGGTGGCGAAGCTCGAAGCGTCAGAGCTGCAAGGCAAGATGCACCGCAGCGAGGATGTCCAGGCCGTCACCGAGGACATGGCCAGCACCCTGCGCAGCATGCTGATCGCGCTGCCCGGCCAGCTGGCGGTGGACTGCAACAACGCCGAGAGCGCCGCCGAGTGCGCGGCGATCATCAAGAAGGGCGTACACCGCATCATGAACGAGATGTGCAAGTACAAGTACGACCCAGACAAATACGCCGAGCGCGTCCGGGATCGCTTGAACTGGGATACGATGGTGATCGGCGATGAATAAGTCCGAAAAGCTGAACGCTGTCATTTCGAGGGCGCTTCAATCCCTGCGGCCCCCGGAGGATTTGACCGTCAGCGAATGGGCAGACAAGTATCGCATGTTGTCTCCAGAATCATCGGCAGAGCCCGGACCGTGGAGCACGACACGCACACCGTACCTGAAAGAAGTGATGGACGCATTCTCGGACATCAACATCCGCCACATCGTAATGGTGTCCGCTTCGCAGGTCGGCAAGTCGGAGCTGGAAAACAATATCATCGGCTACATCATCGAGCAGGATCCCGGCTCGATCCTTTTTATCCAGCCCACCAACCAGGACGCCAGAGAGTATAGCAAGCTGCGCATCGCGCCGATGTTCCGAGACACGCCGGTGCTGGCAAAGCGCATCGGGCCGCAGAAAAGCCGGGACAGCGGCAACACTATCATGCAGAAAACCTATCCCGGCGGCATCCTGACGATGACCGGCAGCACCGAGGCCCATGCCCTGGCGTCGAAGCCGATCCGCTACGTCATCGGCGACGAGCGCGACCGCTGGGCGACGAACGCCGGCAACGAGGGCGACCCGTGGCAGCTGGCCATGGCGCGACAGATCACCTTCTACAATGCGAAGAGCGTCGAGGTATCCACGCCGACCATCAAGGGCAAGAGCGCGATCGAGGACGCCTTTTACAAGGGCACCATGGAGCGCTGGTGTGTCGCCTGCCCCGCCTGCGGGGAATACCACAACATCGTATTCGCGGATATCCGCTATGAGTACGACACAATCGTCACGAACAACAAGAAGTCGTATCGCGTCCGGGACGTTTATTATGTTTGCCCGAACTGCGGCGCGATCTCCTACGAGAAGGAGATGAAGCGCCAGCCCGCCAAATGGATCGCGGAGAACCCGGAAGCCTACAAGAACGGGACACGCTCATTCTGGCTGAATACCTTTGTATCGCCGTGGCAGAGCTGGGACAAGATCATCCTGAAGTTTCTGGATGCCCGAGGCAGCACCACGCAGCTGCAGGTCGTGTATAACACGCAGTTCGGAGAACTGTGGGAGGATCGCGGCGGGCTTGAGGATGAGGATACCTACATGGCTCGGCGCGAGGAGTACGACGCCGAGCTGCCGGATGGCGTCCTGGTGCTGACATGCGGAGTTGATACACAGGATGACCGTCTCGAATATGAGGTCGTTGGATACGGGCTGCACAATGAGACCTGGGGCATCAAGCGCGGCCAGCTCATGGGCAGGCCGGACGATCCCGCAACATGGCGGGCGCTCGATGACGTGATCGATCACATCTACCGATATGCCGACGGCAAGGGCATCAAGGTCAGCATGACGCTGGTGGACAACGGCGGTCACTTCGCCCAGGACGTCCGATTGAATTGTCAGCGGCGCATCGGAAAGAAGGTTTTTGCCTGCATGGGCATGCCTGGCGAGAAGCCATACACAGCGCCGCCGAAGAAGATCCAGATTGTCACGAAGGGTAAAGCCTACCTGGGAACATGCTGGATGTATCAGATCGGCGTCGATGCCGGGAAACAGAACATCATGGACAATCTGAAAGTCCAGCAGCCGGGATCCCGTTTCTGCCACTTCCCCATCAACGATGATCGCGGTTATGGTCATGCTTACTTCTGGGGGCTGCTGTCGGAGCACCTCGTGTACAAGGAAGGACACCGGCAGAAATGGCAATGGGACATCATCCCCGGCCATGAACGCAATGAGCCGCTCGACTGTCGGAACTATGCCAACGCCGCCTTTAAGATACTGGCTCCCGACATGGATGCAATGCTGCGCAGGCGCAAAGGGACAGCAGAGCCATCCGCGCCAGCGCCGAAGCCAGTGAAGAAGCCAGCAAGAAAGACCATTGAACGATACTTTGACGAATGGTAGGTGATAGCATGACCAGGGAGACGGTGCAGGAGCGCCTGACGTATTGGAGGGCACAGCTCGGCAGGCTGATGGACGCTTATACCGCGCTGCTTGAAGGCGGCGTGAAAAGCTACAAGATCGATGACAGGGAGCTGACCCGCTTCGACCTCGCATCACTGAAACGCGCCATCGATGACGCAGAAAACAAGGTCAACCAGTATGAAGCCATGCTGGAAGGGATGAAGCCCCGGAGGGCATTTGGTGTTGTCCCGCGCGACTGGTAATCGGATAATTGCCCGAGAGGGCATTATCAGCGCAGCAGTAGAGAGTTTGTGCTCTCCTTTCGCTTTACTGCTGCGCTTTATATTTTGCATGATTGGAGGTGGTTTTGATGGGTGACGCATTGCGTCCGATGACCAGTGGCTACAGCGATGCCGGTGCCAGCACGGTGCGACGGGCATTGAAGGGATTTACAGCTGTGTCCTCAAACGCGAACGAGGATATCAACTGGAACAACTACACCATGCGGCAACGCGCCCGGATGCTGTACATGTCCTCGCCTGTCGCCGCCAGTGCGATAAAGACGAACAGGACAAAGGTGGTCGGCACGGGCCTGACGTTGAAGGCAAGTATCGAGCATAAAGCCCTCGGCATGACGCCCGAAGCCGCGAAGGAATGGCAGCAGAACACAGAGCGCGAGTTTGCGATCTGGGCATCGAAGAAAGAAAACTGCGACGCCATCGGCATGAATGATTTCTCGGGGATGCAGCAGCTGGCCATGCTCTCATGGCTGACCAACGGCGACTGCTTCGCGCTGTTCCAGTGGTACAAGGAAACGGCGTTCAATCCCTACGGCCTGCGGATCCACATGATCGAAGCGGACAGGATCAGCACACCGGTAAGTCATTCAAAGCCCGTCATCGGCGGCAGGGTTACAGACGGCATCAATCCGAGCAACAACAATCCGATTTATGACGGTGTCGAGGTCAACGCCACCGGCATGGTCGTCGCATACCACATTTGCAGTGTGTATCCAAACCAACTGAAGCGCGACAAGGATATCAAGTGGCAGAGGGTGAACGCCTACGGCAAGCGCACCGGCATGCCGAACATCCTGCACATCATGGATTCGGAGCGCTGCGATCAGTATCGCGGTGTGACGTACCTCGCGCCGGTGATCGAATCGCTGCTGAATATCAGCCGGTACACACAATCCGAGCTGATGGCGGCGCTGATCCAGTCCTTCTTCACGGCGTGGATTAAGACAAACACGAATCCGTCGGATATCCCCATAAACGAAGTGAACGATGATGACCCAGATGTCCCAGTGCCGGATGCCAATCCGCAACCCGTAAATGAAAACGAGTATGACATGGGACCCGGCGTTGTGCTGCACTTGAAGCCCGATGAGGATGTCGCGTTTGGAAATCCGAACATTCCATCAAAGGGCTTCGATACTTTTTTCAAGGTCATCTGCAAAGAGATCGGCGCGGCGCTGGAGATCCCCTATGACACGCTGCTCAAGGAATTCAACGCCAGCTATTCAGCGTCCAGGGCGGCGCTGATGGAGGCGTGGGAAGGATTCAAGATGCGGCGCACATGGCTGGTCAATATGTTCTGCCAGCCGGTGTATGAACGCTGGTTGACCGAGGCCGTCGCAATCGGACGCATCAAAGCGCCCGGTTTTTTCTCTGACCCGCGCATCCGCGCTGCTTGGTGCAAGGCGCGGTGGATCGGCCCGGTGCAGGGCCAGCTGGATCCGACGAAGGAGGTCAAGGCCAACATCATGGCCGTCTCTCGTGGCTTCAAAACGCATGAGCAGGTGGCCATCGAGTATGGCGGCGACTGGCATGAGAACATGGAGCGCCTGAGGGATGAGACAGCCGAGCTTGCGGAGCTGACGCCCACAGGCGGCGCTGATACGGATCAGCTTGTGCAAGAGCCGGATGATCCAGAGAAGGGAGATGGTGACAATGCGGAGCAAAAATAAATCTGTGCTGGCGCGGCAGTTTTATACGCTGTCTGTAGATGGCAAACACGCCGATCTGACCATGTACGGGGAGATCGTCGAGAGCCAGCCGGTTGACTGGTGGACGGGCGAACCGATCAAAGGTCAGTTTATCGTTTTGCAGGACTTCCTGGCCGACCTGGACAGCATCAAGGACTGCGACACGCTGACCATTCACATGAACAGCGTGGGCGGCGACGGATTCAGCGCCATCGCGATCCACAACATGCTGCTGTCGCTGCCAGCCGAGAAAACGGGAATCGTTGAGGGAGTTGCCATGTCCGGCGGCTCCCTGATTCTTTGCGCCTGTGATCACACAAAGGCATACCCGAACACGCTGATCCTATGGCATCACGCCTGGTCGTTCGTGTTCGGCGGCTACAACGCGCCGGAGCTGCGCAAGTATGCCGATGCGCTTGATGCCATGGACAAGGCACAGGCCGAAATCTATATGCGCAAGACCGGGAAGTCGCTGGAAGAAGTCCAGGCAATCATGGACGACGAAAAGCATCTGACCGGTCGGGAAGCGTATGAACTGGGCTTGATCGACGAACTGATCGAGGATGCCGACGAGGATATCGACATCGCAGTCAGCGCCGACAAGCGGACGCTGTTCGTCAAGGGCCATGGCATGCGGATCGCCGCCATGGGCTCTCTGCCGGACAGCATTAAAACGGTCGAAGCCGAACCCGCACCGGGGAGCGGGAGCGGTTTTGATAATAAAACGCCTGACGTATCAGGCAACAAAGGAGGTAACCCCATGACCCTGGAGGAGTTCCGACAGGAAAACCCCGAAGTGGCTGCGGCTCTGCTTGCCGAAGCGCAGGCATCTGTGGATACCACTGAGGTACAGACGGCAGCTGCGCAGGCAGAGCGCCAGCGCATTGCCGACATCGATGCCATCGCCGGTCTGTTCAGCGATGACATCGTAAACGCCGCCAAGTACGGCGATAATCCCTGCACTGCGCAGGAAATGGCCTACCGTGCCGCGCTTCAGAGTGCGCAGCAGGGCGGGCAGTTTATGCAGGATGCCCAGAGCGACTATCAGGAAAGCGGCGCTGCTGGCGTCAATGCCGCTCCCGCATCCGAGGAAGAAGAGAAGCCCATGAGCAACGCTGATCTGCGTGCTGCCGGTAAGGCGGCTGCGGAGAAGATGCAGGGCAAGAAGGAGGCGTAATCCATGGCTAATCGTGATCTGCATGAAAAGGTCGGCTCTGTTTCCTTTGAGCAGCTGTTCGCAAGCATCGACCCGCCTGCTCGCGTCCGCCCCGGCACCATCGCCAAGGGTGCGGCTGAGGCGACCTACAAGCGCGGCTCCCTGCTGGCGAAGAACGCCGCAGGCAAGCTGATCCTGCTTGGCAGCGACGTCGACGCCACCGGCACCTATTCCGGCACCGGCGACGGCAGCACCAAGAAGTTCTCCGTCATCGACGGAGGCGATCCCACTTCCGCACTGACGGAAGTCAAGGTAGACGGCACCGCCGTGACTGCCTACAGCTACAACCCCGTGACCGGCGAGATCGTATTTGATACCGCTCCCGCCAACAGCAAGACCATTGCCATCAAGTACACCACCGGCGGCGGCAATGCTGACTGCGTCCTCGCCGAGGATGTGACTGTCGGCACCACCAACGACGAGAATGTCCCCGTGTACGTCACCGGCGATTTCAACATCGACGCGCTGATCGTTGCCGAGGATTACACCATCACCCAGGCAGACAAGGACACCCTGCGCACGAAGGGTATTCTCCTTGGCACTGTCCAGTCCGTATAAGGAGGGATGAACGATGACCCTTGACATCCTGAATAGCTATTACATGATGGGCCTGTGGGAGGGCCTGTCCCCCGTCAACACCTTCTTCCGTGATCGCTACTTCCCCACCGAGGCCGGCGACATCTACGCCGCTGACAAGGTGCTGTGTGAGTATCGTGACGGCGATCACGGCATGGCTCCCT